GGTCGCCGTCATCGTCAACCGCAGCGGTGACGGCGACTGATACGTGCAGGTTCCCGACGGCGAGAAACACCATGGCATCGTTCCCGTCGCCGTCGGATTCCTCAACCTGCCCGAGCAGGTGCCGCAGCTGGCGCACGGTGAGCCCATCGCTGTGGCTGTCGTCGCTGATGATCTGCATTGAAATGGTGCGGACCGCTATAGACTACAGCTTCACATAGCCCTGCGGGTTATCAATGCCAGACGAAAACGACACCCTCCAGCCTGCGGCCGGTGGTGGTGACACCGAAGCACTTCAGCGCAGTATCGAGGCGCTGGAGCGCAAGAACAGGGAGTTGGCCGACGAAAAGCGCCGGCTGAGGCAATACGAGAAGATGGCGCAGGAACTGCCTGATGGCACCAGCGTCAGCGAGCTGCTGGAGTTCAAGCGCCGCGCTGAGCAGCAGCAGCTGGAAGCCCAAGGCGACTACAAGGCCGCTCAGCAGCGCATCGAGCAGCAGTACCGCGATGACGTGGCCGCCAGGGACGCCCGCATTGCTGAGCTTGAGGCCCGTGTGCGCGAGCTGGAGCTGATCAGCCCTGCCGTGTCGGCACTGGCAGACCTTGTGCATGATCCTGACCTTGTGCTGAAAACCAAGCTCTCGGCCGATCGGATTGAGCGCGAGGCAGACGGCACCGTGGTGGTCGTCGATGGCTACCAGCGGACGCCGGTTACCGAATGGGCCAAGAGCCTGCCGGCATGGATGCAGAAGCAGCCCAAGCCGCAAGGCAGCGGTGCACCAAGCAGCGGTGCTGGCAATAGCGGCCTGCCATCCGGCATGAAAAACCCGTTCGCGCAAGGTTCATTCAACCTCACCGAACAGGCACGGCTCTACCGTACCGACCGTGATCTATATGAACGCCTGAAGTCTGCTGCTAGCATGTAACTACAACCGGCTGCGCTGGTAGAGGGCTGCGCCCACCGCAAACCATTTCCCGAGGTTGATCATGGGCGTCGTACGCTCAGATGTCATTATCCCTGAGATTTTTACGCCGTATGTGATTGAGCAAACCACCCTGCGCGATGCCTTCCTGGCATCCGGTGTGGTGCAGCCGATGGCTGAACTCAATGCAACGGAAGGTGGCGACACCGTTCAGGTGCCGTTCTGGAAGGCCAATCTTTCCGGCGACTTTGAGACGCTGACCGATAGCACTTCGCTCACCCCTGGCAAGATCACCGCTGACAAGCAGATTGGCGTGATCGTGCACCGCGGGCGCGCGTGGGAGGCACGGGATCTGGCGGCCATGGCTGCTGGTTCTGACCCGATGGCCGCCATTGGCTCCAAGGTTGCTGATTACGTTGCCAACCAGCGCCAGAAGGATCTGCTCAAGACCCTTGAAGGTGTGTTCGGCAGCCTGACCGGCGGCGATACCCCGGCGTTCTCTGCGCTGCGGTTTGACACCACCGGCATGACGGCACTTGGCCCCCGCCAATGCGCCAAGGCTCGCAGCCTGCTCGGCGATCAAGGCGACAAGCTGCAAGCCGTTGCCATGCACTCCGCGGTGTATTACGACCTCGTGGAGCGCAAGGCCATTGAGTACGTCACTCAGACTGAGGCCCGCCTGTCTACCGCTGCCACTGGTGCTACCACCATCGCCGCCTTCGGTGGCAACGTGGTCAACGCCTACACCGGCGAGGTGACAGTTCCCACGTACATGGGAATGCGCGTGATCGTCAGTGATGACCTGACCCCGACCGGCAACAACTATCCCATCTATTTCTTCACTCAAGGCGCTATCGCCAGCGGTGAGCAAATGGGTCTGCGCACTGAAACCGACCGCGACATCCTCGCCAAGTCCGATGCCATGAGCATCGACCTGCACTACTGCTACCACCCTGTTGGTGCCAAGTGGGGCGGAAGCGTCGGCCCGACGCCTGCGCAGCTTGCTACCGTCGGCAGCTGGAGCCGTGTGTATGAAGTGAAGAACATCGGTATCGTCCGCGGTACTGTCACCTCCAACTACTGAGGCATCTTGACATGGCATCCATTTTTGAGCTGGGCGACATCCCGGCCGTCCTGACCCCTGCTCAGATGAAGCTGGCGGCTCCTACCGCTACCGCAACCCTGAGCGCTGACAACAGCTACAACGTGATCATCCGTGGTGTACCCACCGCCGCGGCCACGTACACCACCGCCACCGCTGCTGCGATCGTTGCCGCTATCGGCGGCGACTGTGCAGTTGGCACCGTGTTCCAGGTGGTCGTGCTGAACGCCTCCGCAGGCGCCTTCACGATCACCATGGCCGGCGGCACTGGCGTCACCGTTAGCGGTGTTGCCACCGTGGCGCAGAACGCCTCCAAGGTGTTCCTCGGTTACGTGTCCAACGTGACTGCAGGTTCTGAGGCCATCACCCTTTATGGCCTTGGCAGCGTCGCTGCTGCTGTTGCCTGATGGGTTTGTTCGCCTTCCGGCGGATGCGTGAGCGTGAGGCTGCTGCTACGGCAGTGGCCTCTGCCGCGGAGTCCAAGCCGGCAACCCTTAGCCTTGATCTAGACGCGGAGCCCGCCAACGATGGCCATAGCGATCGACGCCACAGTGGGCGGCGCAAACGCCAACAGCTACCTGACGCTGGCTGATGCCATCTCCATCATTGATGGGTTTGTGGAGTCTGACGCTGTTGCAGCATGGGCGACGGCTACCACAGACCAGAAGAACCGCGCGCTTTACACCGCAACGCAACGACTCGATCGCGAGCGGTTCCTCGGTGCGCGCTCCACTGACACGCAGGCGCTTCAATGGCCGCGCAGTGGTGTACGCAAGCCCGACACCTATATCAACACCTACGCGGTTGGGTTTCCGTTCAGGATCACGACCGATTACTACACCGACTCCGAGATCCCCGCGCAGGTCAAGCAAGCTCAGGCGTACTTGGCGGTTTATCTCAACTCTGCCCCTGATGCGCTGGAGCTGAGCGGACTGGAGGATTACAAGTCCGTCAGCATTGGCAGCCTAAGCGTCACACCGAACAATGAGGGCGCCGTAGGTGCTGATCGGATCCCGCCAATGGTGGAGCGGTATCTTACGGGCCTTAGAATGAGTGGACCGGGCAACATTGCCATCCGCCGGAGCTAGCTGTGGAGTTCAACGAATTTGTCGGGTTTGAGTACATCAGCGACACGTTGGCCCATACCGGCCGCTTCGGTGAGCTGTACGCGCTGGAGGCTACGGTGATCGCCTCAGCAACCATCAAGGGTGCCGGCGGCAATGCGTTCACCGCAGTGCCGATTCCGGCTGGCGGCAGCATCTACGGCGTGTTTGAGTCCGTGACGCTGACCAGCGGTAAAGTCATCGCCTACGACCTGTGAGCCTCGCATCCTCCCTCGGCAAGGCCGCTAACAAGCTGGTCGCCAAGTTCGGCGGCGCCGTGACGCTGCGGACCGTGACACCTGGCGAGTACAACCCCGAGACTGGCCGCTCGGGGGAGTTCACCAGTGATGCAGCAATCCGCGGTGTGCTGCAGGACGTGAACCGCCGTGAGGTGAACGACATTGTGCAGGCCGGCGACAAGCGTTTGCTGATCGCCGCCAATGCTGTGGCCGCCAAGCCAACCCCAGCTGATCGCGTCATCATCGGCGACCGTGAGCTGCAGGTGGTGCAGGTGGTGACGATTGAGCAAGATAACCAGCCGATCACCTACGAACTGCTGCTGAGGGACTGATGAGCCGCGCCATCACCATTGCTGAGTTCGGCCGCTACGCCAGCGACAACATCGAGCGCCTACTGCGCGAGGTGGTGCTGGAGACCGATCAGCGGGTCAAGATGGCCAGCCCGGTCGATACCGGCCGCTTTCGCATGAGCTGGACTATTGGCGAAAACAATGCAGACTTCCCCGGTGTGCCACCAGGCGACTACAAAGCCCAAGCGCTGACGCCGCGCGGGATCGGTTACACGCCAGGCCAAGAACGGCTGGGCAATGTCTACAGCATCCACAACAACCTGCCGTATGCAGAGCCGCTGGCCAATGGCCACAGCCAACAGGCGCCCGCCGGCTGGATTGAAAACATCACCAATGACATCCGCACCCGCGCGGCTGAGACTGCAGAGCGCATCGCACGCGAGACATGAGCCTAGAAGCCATCCGATCTACCATTGAGCAGCGCATTGCTACCGAGATGCGGCAAGCGCCGCCGTATCCGGTGAAATACGCCAACGCGCCATTCAACCCACCGAACAATGCACCGTGGGTAGATGTCTCGATCCTTTATGGCGATGATGCCTATGCCACAATCGCTAGCTTCAACCGGCAGAATGGCACGCTAGCGCTCAACATCTACTCGCCTGTGGGTGATGGTGCCGCCACGGGCCTTGTGTTGGCGGAACGACTGAAGGCACTGTTCGATCGCGTCACGGTGGATGGCATCATCTTCAATGCCGCCAATGGCCCGGCGACGGTGACACCATCGCCTGATGCCTACAGCCAGCTCCAGCTGATTATCACCTTTGAGGCGTATCAGTAGACTGTAGGCAAACACCGCCAAAGCGATGGCCGTTACTGTTCTGTCCGGTACGTCCGGCGCTCTGTTCTACAAGCCTGCTGGCACCACCGGCACCTGCGGCACTTCCGGTATCTCGATCGCTGGTGACACCATCACCGTGGAGCCGTACCTGGGCTTCCGCGTTGGCGATCCGGTCAAGTTCCGCATTGTCAACAGCCAGGACGGCAGCGTGGGCACTGGTACGCTCCCTGCTCCGCTGAGTGCCGCCACCACCTACTACGTCATCGCGTACACCGCTGCTACTGGCGTGCTGCAGGTGTCTACCACTGTCGGCGGCACTGCTGTTGACCTCACCACCGTGGGCACCGCAGCATCACCCAACGAGTTTGAGGTTTACTACGCCGATTATGCCGCCGTTGGGCAGGTGCGCAGCTGGTCGTTTGAGATCAGCCGCTCCGAGCTGGATGTCACCACCATCGGTCAGGCTGTTGGCCAGACCGCGCCATTCCGCCAGTACATCGTCGGCTTTGCTGATGGGACGGGATCCTGCTCGGTGTACGTCACCAATGAGGACAGCGCCCTATCGAACCGCATGATGGAGGATGTGCTCCAGCGCGAGCAGGTCGGCTGCGGCTTCAAGCTCTACACCGACAAGCAGAGCACCGAAGTGCTGAGCCGTTCCATCAGCATGGATGCCGTGGTGTTGAGCGCCAGCCGTAGCGTCAACCCTGACGATCCGCAGATGGTAGACATCAGCTTCAGGCCGGCCGGTAATGTTACCTTCGATCTGCGTTCTACCAGCTGATACACTGACGACGGTGTGGTTATGATCCCGGCCGGGCAAGCGGTCGGGATTTTTTTTGCGCTATGATACAACAACCCACGCCAATTCATCATGGCAAGCCTGCTGCAGCGACTCAAGGATGCCGCTGACTTCAAGCCGACCAAGCGCACCGTGACGCTGACCAATGGCGACACGATCGACTTCTACGCGGCACCGCTGACGCTGGCTGAGCGTGAGGCTGCTACGTCGATGCTGGGCGGCGATACACCGACCGGATTCGGCATCAACCTGCTGGTGATCAAAGCGCAGGATGATACCGGCCGGCGACTGTTCCAGGCTGGTGAGATCGCTGAGCTGAAGAATGAAGTGCTCGACGCTGACGTGCAGGAGATGATGCTAGCGATCCTGCGCAACCCGCAGGAGGATAGCAAGATTGACATGAAAAGCACTCAAGCGGGCGCTAAAGGCTGACCGGCACCTGCTGCTGCAGATGGGCGTGGCAAAGGAGCTTGGCTGCACCCTGTCCAAGCTGCGGCGTGAGATGACGGCAGAGGAGTTGCTGCTGTGGTCGGTATTTTTTGAGCTGCAAAGTGATGAGATGAAGCGCAAGTAGACTGAACACAACAGAGGCGCGGCACTGTGGCGGGCATCGCAAACCTACAGATCAACGTTGATGCCCGCGGTGCGATCCAGAAGCTGCGTGAGTTTACTCAGGGATCCCGCAGCGCAGCAGCTGCCACGGCCGAGATATCCCGTGGCACTGATGCAGCTGCTGATGCACTAGGCAGGGAAGGACGACAGCTGCTGGTAACCGCCAACGGGCTGAAATACTTTATCGACGCAACAGGTAGGGCAAGGGCGGAAAACGGCAGATTTCTAAGCGCGACTGAGAAAGTATCT